CTTCCATTATCCATATGAATACTTGTTTGCTTAGTGCATCAACAGTTTTTCCATCTTTTAATTTTAACTTTAGGCCTTTGGTATTTTTAGCTTTATTCAACCACTCGTTTAAAGATTTGGTTTCTTTCTTTCCTTTTGTTAAAACTACAGTGTAATTTTTAGAAAGAGCTGATGAAAAGTTAGGCTTTGTTTTTAATTTAGCTGGAATTTCTCCCATTACTTCAAAATCGTATTTTTTAGCGATTGGATTTATCTTCTTAATAAGTTCTGCTAATGCTTTTCTATCGTAGTCTGTTTCTTTGGTGACTCTTTTCGTAGGACTAACTCTTTCAAGCTCTAGTATATTGTGTATTGCTAAGAAGTTGCTCTCGTACTCTTGAACGTTTGATTTGCCTTCTACGTATTCTATATTAAACATCTTATTAGGATCATTTAGCATTCCTAACTTTTGTAATTCTCCTTTAATAGAAGGTAGTGCCTTATTGAATATCTCTAACACTTTACCACCTATTCTAATCATGCCATGACCTTCGCCGAATCTGTCAGTAAGATCTTTAGAAGTAACGCCTTTAACGTCTAGAGGCTTATTAGAACCTCTATCCATTACAAATTGGGGCTTGCCGTTTATTTTAGCCAATCTAATAGAAGCGTTTACACCATCTATCTTTACTGGAACTGGTTTCTTTGTTAAAAAATCTCCTGTTTTTTGGAATACACTTAACAAATCTTTACCTGTTTTTACTGAAGGAATGTCGAAAGGATGCGCCATGTGTCCAGCGGCACCACCCTCTGTTAATAGATTATAAACCAAATACTCTAATACTAAAGATTTTTCGAAAGTAACTGTTTCTTTTAAGTTATTAGATTGAGAAAATTTTTTTTTCAACATATCGGCAATTTTAGGATCATACCAACCAAATATGTCAGTAAAAAGCTGTTTATATTTTTCTGGTGTTGTTTTTGAAGATAAGGCTTGTCTAATCGTAGTACCACTCATCTCTCCAAATCCAGTAATATCGTAAGAAGTGTGTGGAGCAACAATCAAGTATCCGTGTTTTATGTAACCGTCCATCTTCATACCTGGTTTGTACGTTTGAAAGTAAGATGGGCTTCCGTCTTTCTTCGTTCCCATTTTAAATCTAGGATCTTCTTGCATATCTTTTTTTCCAACCATAAAAACCACTGCAGTAGTTTCTGGATCGAATTTACTCGTAATCTCTTCTGATTTGTAAGGATTTTTTACTTGAACTAGACTGCTTCCCAATCCATATTTGTCTATGATTTGCTTCTTTTCTTTGAAGCTAAGAGGACTTTTAGGTAAATTTACTACATCTGTGGTAGCAATAAAAGTTTTGCCTTTACCAAATTTTGATTCTAGCCATTTGAATGAATCAGCGTGGTGCCTACCAAATGGTTGGAACCTTCCTGGATATATGGCGATGACTGTTTTGATCATGGTAATAAATATCTACGCGGCCTGTTCTATCTTGGATCTACCATTCACTTTGTTTATCTCAATATGATGGTCTACCACGTCTCTCATAGAGTCAATATGGGATATAATCATGATAAACTTAAATTGTGTCTTAAGATAATCAAATAGCATGACCATTGAGCTCAGATTAGTTTGGTCAAGCGCTCCAAAGCCTTCGTCTATTGCCATGAAATTTGGCCTAGGAAGAGTGGATACGTTGATAAGAGAGGTTCTGATAGCCAAACTTGCAACGAACTTCTCCATGCCTGAAGTAAGCTCAAGAGGCCAAAAATTATTTTCATCATAAGCGATGTATGCATTTATATTTTTATCGTCTGCGTGTAATACCACTTGAAAATCTACTAATTGTGCCAAGATATTGTTAATCTCCTCTTCTACTTGAGGAATAATGTTAGCAATTAGCTTGTGAGGAAGACCGTCTCTGTGTACTGCTTGTAAATAGTACTGATAGTCTTTGAATTTTGTCTCTAGATCTTTTAATTTGTTGATACCTTGCTCGTACTTTGTTTTATTATTCTCAGCAAGCTTCTTGTTTGCTGTGATATCAGAGATTTGGTCGTTAATCGCATCTAATTCTTTATCTATTCCTCTCAAGTTTTTATTCAATTCATCTATTTCAGCATTAGTTTCTTTATTTTTTTGAATAGCTTGCTCTTGTTGATTGTGAGAATCTATTTTTGTGTTTATATTACTTAATAAAGTCTCTGCTTCGTTGAGTCTTTTTCTTAATTTATTCTCTTCAGCGTTGTATTTGTTTTTTTGAGTTTCTAAAGCTTGTAAATCTTTGTCGTACTTGTCTTTGGCTGCTTTAATCTCTATAGCAGAAGACAATTGTCTAATTCTTTTTTCTAAAAGTTCTACAGTCTCTTCTAATTCTTTCACCGCTTTCTCTTCTTCTTGTATGGAGTTCTTTGTTTCTATGGCATCCTTAACAAAAACGTTATCCATACAGAACTTACAGTTAGGATCGTACTTTAATTCAGCAAGTTTCTCCATTTTCTTTCTACTGTTACGTAGATTAGTGTTAGCTTGACTCAATTCTAGCTTCTTTTCTTGTAAAGCGGCTGTATCTAATTCATAACTTCTTAACTTATGACTATAATCTTCTAAGTTTATGTCTTTAATTAGCTTATCGTGTACTGTTTGCTTATTAAGTTCCTCTATTTTTTTCTCCACAAAACCAATAAGATCTCCATTATCGTTTATAGAGCAAGTTATTTTAGTAATGCCAGCTTCAATTGTAGATCTTTGACTCTCTAACTCTTCTATATCAATAATATCGCTATCTACATGGATTAATTCAGTGGTTTTACTGAGTATAAGTCTATTGGTTGAGTTTCTTTTGGCTTCAATAGCAAGCTTTTCGTCTTTGGCTTCATCTAAAGCAATATCGAATGTGTCTACATCGAATTCTGCTTTCTTTAATAGCTCATAATAGTCTTGTTTTTGATACTCTTTCAAAAGAACGGAGACCTCTTTCATCTCGTTATTGGCAAGATTGTACAAATCTTCGAACACATTTATGTCCAAAAATTGTGAAAGAAGGTCTTTTCGGTCCTTTTGATTCATGTCAATGAAACCTGTATTGTTGTTTTGCATAGATAACGCAGTAAGAACGAAGTCTTCGTACGTACCCATAACATTTTGAATGCTTTTGTTAGTGTCGTTTCTCTCTTTACCATTCAAAGAAACTTTACTTCCGTCTTGATCTACGTAATAGAAGTCCACATTGACTTTTACGTTGCCCAATTTTTGTTTTGAACCCTTTCTTTCAATAGTGTACTCTAATCCATTAAGTTCGAAGATCAATTTACACTGAAATGAATCGGAAGTACTATTCATTACTTGCGCAGACTTGGTAGTTCTTGAACATTTATCAAATATACAGTAAGCAATTGAGTCAAGCAGCGTAGATTTACCGCTAGCATTAGGTGCAAAGATACCATAAGTGCCTGTCATATTAGAAAAGTCGATAAAGTTGCCTTTGCCGTAACTAAACATGTTTGAGAATTCGAATGTTTTAGGTATCCAGATAGAGTTTCTTGGAACTTCTGACTTGGGTAATGCATTATTGATTGTCTTATTTATCTCACAGATATCTTTAATTGATTGTTCGTCTAAATCTTGTTTCTCTTTTAAAAATTCTGCTAATAAAGTGTTTTGATACTCCACGTCTCTTACGTCGTGTACGTTTAGTTTCTTATTGTCATTAGAAGAAGTAGTGAAATCTCGTATTTTCATCAAAGAAGTCTCTAATACGGTGTGCTCTTGCTTAATTTCTGCTACAATTCTCTTAATTTCTGATTGATCCGTATTCCTATATTTGACTCTTAGATAAAGATTCTTGGGTAATTGTGGTAATGGTTGATATATTCCCGCGTCTACTTCGATTGTATAGAAAGCTGTGTCGTTTTCTATCTCAACGAACTCTGCAGACTTGGTTGCTAGATCCCAAACGTATATGCCGTGTACTAAAGACTCAGCATGGTTCTGTTGTACTAAAGATCCTGGATAACCTATCGTCTTCTCTTCGTTTAAGAATTGAGTTTTGTGTATATCACCTAATAAAACTAAGTCAAAGCCTTCAAAATCTTCTACTTTCACATCGTTGTCGAAAAGACCAAAGCCGCTTTCTGTTACAGTACCGCTAACTGGTCCATGATATAAACAAATCTTAAAGTCTTCTCCTTCTTTAACACATTTCGGATACTCGGTGTGACTATCAAAAACAGACCAGTGATAGAAAGTAACGTTGTTATTATAAATGTCTAATACTTCGGTCTTCTTAAGATAAGTTAGATTAGGATGGTTCAAAGCATTAACGATAGGAGTCAACGCATCCATTCTATGACCGTTGTTTAAGTTCGCATCGTGATTGCCAGGAATCAATAATACTCTTCCAATGTCTGCTAAACTTTTTAGGAAAGCTTGTACCTCTTCTACTAATTCAGGAGTTACGTCAGTCTTAGCGTGTACGATATCTCCAGTCAAACAGATTAGATCATCTTGTGTAAAATTTTCTCTAATGTAGTTGTAAAGTTTCTCAAACACTCTTCTATACTCGTCGTGTCTCTTGAAGTTTCTAATGTGAATATCACTTACTTGGAATATTTTTCTTATCATGGATTAACCCATCATTTTTTTGAGAATAATCTCACCGAATGTTAACGGTTTTGCTTGTTGTAATAATTTTGTCATGTTTTCGAAACCTAAGTCAGATGGATCTTTTCCGTCCAATTCTATTAAATAGACTTCCTTACCCAGATTAATTAATTGTTCTGAATAAGTTAAGGCTTCTTTAAGTGCATCTTTATCTAAGGCCAAATATACTGTTTTTACTTGACATTCCACAAGTTTCAACATCAGTGCCTTTGGAATTGATTTTCCAAATAACGGAACTGCATTTCTTTTTATTGCTATTGCGTCAAAT